TGAAATGTCAGTTTTTTGGCAACAAGCAAGATGTTTGTTTGGATCGTTGCGACAATAACGTCGAATAAGACAAATCCAGGAGCACTGTGTTGGCAGAGAAAACCCCCGTACGATAATCGCGCGGGGGTTTTTTTATTTTGTGATCTTTGCGGTAGCCGATCCACGACCGTATACACCCAGCGCCGCTAGGATGCCGAAAATAAATTCCGGGATCGCAGGCAAGGTTATGCATAGGGCGCCTTCGACACCGCAGTTCGCACCCAAAGAAATTACTAGAGCATTGTAAATAGCAATAATAACTCCGGCAGCACCAGCCCAGATTGCTTTACTTTGATACCATTTTTTATTAGCATCCATTATTTTCCTCCTTTTGTTTTGGTTTTGGGCGTTCAGCCTTCCACTCAGGATCAATAACATGCATCATGCTTTTGATAATGTACTGAAGTTTCTTGTATTGTTTATAATTAATTCCAGAAAGATCTCGCATGCTGGCTTCGACCTTAGTTGCTAAAGGACAATCTTTATCTTCACATACACGTTCTTGCTCGTCGACAATTATTGAGGTTAATCGACTTATTGTTTTAAAAGTTTTATAATTAAAGGCGTGGACAGCTTTGATCTCTTGAATTAACTGGTTAAATTGATCGTGTCCAAGCTCGTATTTGAATTCTTCTTTTTCCATTTTTAGTAACCTGACACTTCCTCTACGTCAATAGGATTTTCTGTTTTTACATATAAGTTTTGCACATAGCATTTTTCTTCTGTTCCCGGTTGGCCTCTTCCATAAATTTGAATAACATCGTCTTTTTCAACAGTTACGTTACTTTCAGTTGTGGTTTTCCATGCTTGCCCTACAACTTCCTTTAAAGAGCCAACAGCAATGTCATTTATATAAAGCTTCGACTGAGCATTCCACGTTGGGTCTTTCGATGAATATTGCCAAGTGATTGTGACGCTGCCTCCTCTAACCAAAGGCGACAATTGTTTAAGTTTTACAAAATCTGGGTTTATATTATTTTGTGGCGAAATGCGTTCCGTCGTCGCTGAAATTTCAGTATATGTCGTTCCGTTTTGATATTTAGAAATAGTCTCAAGATCATCCCATTTTGGATTAGCCCCCGCGCCTTGTGTTTTTAAATACTGCCCTGATGTACCTGGGACTAAAGCTGAAATAACGCCGGTTGCTGAAAAATAGAAAATGTTGCCTTGCAATGTCGCAGCAAAGCTTGCGCCTAAACCGCCCCTGGCCACGGCCAGTGTCCCCGTAGCGTTGCCTAACGCAAGGTAATAAGATCCTTCTTGACCATCAAGCTGATCAGCGCTTTTTCCGGTCAACGTACTGGGGATATTGGCTAAAGGCATGTTCCCGGCACCGGCTGGGGTCCCGGATAATGTTGTCAAAGCGGATCCTGCGACTTTACTAGCAGTCGTAATTTGCGCAAGTTTTGTATCGACGATCGCTGCTGTAGGTGAGACTTTTGCGTTTGTAACCAATAAATCTGAATCAGTGCCTAAAACTATCGCAGCCCAATTTGCGCGTAGATATCCAGGTGTATTAATTAATAGGCTATCATCAGCCGGTAGTGTTGCGTTCCAAGCCATTAGATATCACCTCTTTTTCTTTTTTTGCCGACGATTAGGTTTACCTACTCGTGGCCGAATTTTTGGTTTATCAGGTATCGTTGTTTGTTTTTGCGTCTGTTTTATTTTGCTCATATCAAACAATGTAACGCCATGATCTCGTAATTCTTGTTGCCAGCATTCAGTATGAAACGACATGCCTACGCAATGGTTCGCCGCATGTTCCGGGCTTTTAAATATCGGAGGTGTTTCCGCAAAATATCTTTGAATAATTAAACATGGTTGCACGAAAACATAGCAAAGATCTTTGATCACCGGGCCGTCTTTATGTAAACAATTTTTACGATGGCAAATAGGAAGATTTATTTGCACTCCTTGCTGGACATTATCAGATTGTTCTTGCTTTTGCTTTAACATCTTTAACCTCCATTTGTTCTGCGGCACATGCGTGCCGTACCGAATCATTGATTAATTCAATGATATATTTTGTATCAACGATTGTTTTTACTCCGACGCTATAAAGCTTTGTATCTATTTTGCCAGTATCATATTTGATTTGGTATTGCACAACTCCGGAAACAAAATTTCCGTCATCATCAAATTTATAAATTAATGTACGAGGTAAAATAGTTTGTTTCTGCATAACAACTCCTTATTTTCCATGGGCGTGCCAGCCGAATGTACCCGTTGCTAGCGTTCCATCAAGCTCATAAAGTTTCACCGTAAACCCTGTAGTAGACGGAATAACGCTAAATTTATGTGCATATCCAACACCGCTTGTAATGGTTATATTCACAGCCGGCGCCTCATGGAAAGTTTTCGTGAACGTTATTTCGTCACCATCAGCCGCAACAGTGACTTCCCCTGTTCCCTTATCATCAACATCTGGGATATCTGCCTGAACTGTTAATTGGCTGACTAAAATATTTGAGCCGAGATTTTCTCTGGTGACAGTCATGCGGACCTGATAATACCGACAAATATGGTCGGCTAAAATCCAATCTTCCCAATCAGTCCACGTCACATTATCTTCTGAAGTCCGGACCTCAAAGGTTAAAGCTGATGGTGCCTCGTATCCAGTAAATCTAAGCGTTTTTGAATCGTCAAATGCAGCCGAAGCATCATCATCCCAAGCTAAAGATGAAGTCGTTGTGGCAACTCTTAAAATAGCAAGGCGCGCGGTACAAACATACCCGATGTCGTATTGCGGGGTCGTATATGTTCCCGTTAATTTCCCCGCGGAAAGAGTGAGGTTGTCTCCGCTTTTTTCTGTGTCCGATTTCGTGCCTCCCCAAGCAGTGTGTTCGTCATTGTCATCAACGATGTTTTGAAACGGAATATTATCAACGGTAAGTGTCGCCTCAGTCGCGTTCTCGGAATAATTTCCGCTGTTGTCAATGGCTTTTATCCAATACGCCTGATCAGAACCGGTCCGGATATCGTTCAAATCCGCTTGTGCCCCGGCTAAATCAGCGCCGACAACATCGCCGGAGATCCATGATGCGCCTTTACGAATTTCATAACGCCGGACATCGACGTCTGCCACCGGGGTCCAGACACAAGATAATTTGTCCCGATACTGTTTTACGAGAAACGCTAAAACATCTGAGGGCAAAGAATCCTTGCCAATAAGAACCAACGCATCAGATGCCGTTCCGGTAGAAAGGATCCCCTCTTTATTCAAAGTCTTCACTTTAATTGTGTATGAACTTTCGATTTCAAGATTATGAGTTATGACAAAAGACGTTTTTGTTCGATGAACGCTTGTTAAAAATGTATAATCGCCTCCGTCTTTACTGATCTCAAGCTGGTACCAAGCAAGCTGATCAATGCTGTTTTCTAGAGCCGCCCAGAATACTGTCACGCTTGAAATATGTACGCCGTCATTATTCCGCCATCCGTCTTCAGAAAGCGTCACGGAATCGACATTATCGAGCGATGTGAAAGGATTATACGGGGATCCATAGTCCCAGCCATCGATCGATGCCCCGGGCGTATCATCAAGAATGCTGGAATTATACGCTTTGCAATTTATTTTAATTTTGCCTTCATCTGCCTCTTCAAACGACATCACACGGAACATGGCTTCTGTCCAGCCGGGATGCGAGTGCGTGACCGTAACGATATCCCCAGGCTCAACACAGATTGCATCAATAAATGCTTCAAAACTGCAAGAAATAGGGTTGATTTTGGTTTCGTATAATACCTGTTTGGCCCGGCGTAAGGCCTGTGATTGGCGGGTTATCCCGTACATTTCAATGACGTCTTCAATAATATCGCGGGTATCTTGATCGAGTTCGTCTTCAGCCCAAGCAACCCGATCTGGATTGTACCGCTCCAATGGTTCAATCCATTTTATACCGATTTTATTCGGGCTTTCTTCACTGGCGCCGTAGCTCCAAGAAAAAGAGTTTTCAAGAATATTGTCTTCATCAAAAGCAAAAGCCGCTGTTTCATCAGCTTTTTCCAACACGATCTTGTATCCACTCCCGCTGGGAAAAATATAGCCGTTGCAAGTGCTCAATATTTCTACGATATTTTCAGCAACAGACCGTTCTTCATCAAAAATATAGTCAAATCGGTACCGTGCCTCAGTGCCATCGGCTCCGTCATCGACCAACCCTTCACAATAATCATATGTAGATCCAAACGAGGATGCATCAAGATCGTCTTCACTTAGCCCGGCACCGCCACGTTTACGGCTGAGTATCAAATAATCACGTAGGATAGCGATAGGGTTGCGTGAAAAGGTCGAACCCAACCATGTACTCCCAGAATACGTTTTTATTTTCCTGCCGCTGAGTTTCGCCCCGGCTGTAACATTTCCGCTTAAACCATCGTTTGCGACAATGGTTAATGCGGAGTATGTTAAATTTTTCATACCATGAACAATGCTAGCTGCGCGGCTATCAACAACTTGCGTGGCGGTACCTAGGTAATTGTCGTATGAGCAATCAGTGTGAACAGAATCGATTGTTTCTTCATTAAGTTCAACATCTTCAATCGCTTGGCATTCGCCTTCACCATAAACGAGGAACCGTTTAACTGTTGGGCCCGGATCCGATTGCCAAATGATGTTGCCGCCAATAAGTAAGGGACCACCATAAATTAAAGGAACAATACCATCGTTTGAATAAGTGTTTGTAATCTCTTTATAACGGGAAGATGTAGTTGCACTTTTTTTTCTTAATTTCCGCGCTTGTTGAGCCGAAACAACTGCGGAATATACGCTATAAGATACTGCCGCAAAACCTAAGGCCATAGCCAAGTTGATACCAAAAGACGCAAATCCTAAATCAACGACGGCAAAAAATGTTGTAAAAATGTCTTCAGCCGTTCCTGGAAGAATAATTTCTTTTTTTCCTTTTGTGTGAACACCACCGACAAACGCATGCTTCCAATCAAAATTAAGTTTAACAATCCTGCTTTTTCCAAACCGTGAATTGATCTCAAGGAACTGATCGTATCCTAAAAATATGCCAGCGTGCACATGCCGGCCATCAAAGAAAACAGCGACGTCATCTGGCTCAAGCTCTTCGTATGGGAATTTTAAGAAATATTTTTTTGCTGCTTCAAGATTATTTTTATTCTCTTCTATATCGTCAGGGATTATGCATTTTATGCCTTTTATTTTTTCAAGATATAAAGCGCATAAACCAACACAGTCGCACCCATCAACAGCTCGGCCTTTTTGTTGATACTTTATTCCAACGAGGCGGTTTATTGGTTTAGTGTTTTGTTCAACAAGAATCATCAGTAATCACTCCTAAGCGGGATTGTATGGAACCCGCCGAAATTGCCTTCGTTATTATATGTGTTCTCGCAGGTATTCAAAGTCTTATCGCATCCGCGATAAACAACATACTTTACACCGGCCACAACCGTTGAAGGCAACGCATAATAAAAATACAGAGTCCTTGTTGCTTGATCAAAATCTTTAATCAACCGTTTCTGACCACCGAGGGCGCCACCACCTAGGATCCCAATGTACCCGTGATTCCAGTGATCGTCAGCCTGGGTAAGCACGTTAGTATCAATTAATGTGGTCGTACTTCCTCCAGTCGCGGTCCCTGTGACTTTATTGACGCTTGAATTGCGGTTGACTTGACATAGGGATCTACCAAACTGCCAGGGGCATTGAATGCGGTATTTCCGGCCGGTTTTATAATTCAACGTACCGAATTTTGAAACCAAAGAAGCTGTCATTGTTTTTTTACTAGAATCGAACGCAATTTGATTAATTTTCCCATCCCATACGATTTTAACATTATCGGCATTGTCAAGTTTATCCCGGAATCCTAATCGAACAATGACACGTTTACCGCGAAAATCTTTATCTGCGGCCCAAGCTGCCATAGCGTCATTAACATTACAAACGCTTAACTCCATCGTCGGGACTTTCATAGATGTTTCCCTGCCAGATGGCCCGCGTGTTATACCAAGGGCCATATATGTCGTAGGGATACTTTCTGGATAGTTGAAGAAATCAATATTCTTGTAAAAACTTACAAAATGGTGAGTGTCGCCATCGGTCTCGGTTTGTGAGCCGAGAAAAAAATCGTAGAAATTAATGATGCGGGTTTCGAGTTTATTTTTTGCTCGATCAAAAGCGTCTGTTGATGTATAAGCCATTTAAGCATTTCCTGCTCGTGGTTCATAAGATGACCACCGGCATTCTTTTAACTCCACTCCGGCGTGAAGAAGTTGATAGGCGATTAATTTCCTGCTTAAATTAGCGTTAGCAAACCGCATAAGAAAATAAAATTCGTAGTCGATCGTCAGGATCCCGGAAGGTGCGGCAGTAAAAGTCGCATATGATTTTTCTGTGCCGAAATTATTCGATAATGTGCCTGAGACTTCAACGCCGCCGACATAAAGCGTAAAATTTGTGCTGGTATCAACAGGGAACTCATCAAGCAAGTACGTTGTTTCAACTCCATCACCGTTGCCTAATGACTCGCTTGTGACCTGGAACTCATGGTTGACTTTGCAAAGGAACGATTCGTATTGGCCTTTATGTGAAACATAAAAATCCCAGATCGTATTCATTTCGGACTGAGTATGATACTTTAGTTGTAATGAAAATGTGCGGAGACCCACGTCCCATCTAGCATCTCGGCGCTCGCGTCCACTTTCAGATTTTGTCATTATAGTTTTGAATTCAATAGATTCATCCATATCGAATTCAGGGCTTAGAGTAAGGATATCGTTCGACAAAGTTGTGGTTGTTGATGTAGTCGAGGTTGTTGAAGTGGTCGAGGTCGAGGTTGTAGAGGTGCTCATCCGAACATCCTTTTCATTGTGGCGTTATATACTCCGCCACGATTGTTCATCGATCGGCTATAAATGCCTTCAATAACATCCGGGTTCTGCGCCAAATAATCCCTAAACGATCGATTATCTATGGCATTAATATTAAAGACGTTTACCACTTGTGGCCCCCCGCCCATTGAATCTCCGCGGTTTAAACGATGAAGATTATTGGAACCAAGATTTCGCATCCCGGTCCGGTTCAATACGCCTTCCCCATCTTCAAGCATTGCAGGAACAATTCCACCACCTTGAAACCGGCGCACAGGGCCACCGCCAAGATACCGGTTAGCTGTAACGGTGCCACCACCATGGTAAGCTTTTCCCGCAAACGCCCCGCCAAAAATAGAGCCTAACACCGCATGTACGGCCATGTCTGTGAAAATTTTTATGACAGTATTTCCAAACGCTGTAAAAGCATCAGTCAATTTATCAAGATCCCCCATGACAACATCGAAAAAGAGCGTGGACACATTTTGTCGTGCTGAATCAGCGAATTTTTTAACAGACAATTCCCAATCATAATTGACGATTTTCTTGAATTTATCTGTAAAGGTTTCTAGCCCCTTAATCAGTCCACCAGCAGGCCCGCCTTCTGCCCCAGTTTGTGTGTTTTTAGCTTTGTTCATTTTATTCTCAAATTTAGCGAAAATTTTATCTAATTTTTCAAAAGGAGCAATTAAGTCTTGCGTTATTTGTTCGCCTAATCCTATACCTTCGTCGGGGAATAGTTTGTTCAGCCTTTCCATTCCTTGTGAAACAACATTCTTGAAGAACTTATCCTGGAACTCTTCGCCCGCAGCTTTTCCCATTGCGCCACCGGCTGAGTACCCGGCAGCTTTCATGTCTGCTTGAAGTTTTTTAGCGAGTGGAGAATCGGGCGAACTTAGTGTTTGTTTATAAATATCCCCAGCGTACTGTTTTGTAAAAGGTGATTGTCTATTCGCATTCCGCTGTATTTGTTCAGGAAGAGCAGCGGCGATTTCAGCAAAAACAGAAATAACCTGCATCCCCTTATATAAAGGATCTATAACATAATGCTTAAGGATAACTCCTACACCAATGCCAAACTTCATAACTCCGGCTAGGCTTTGGTTAAAATTCGCGGCTTCATCTCCGCCTTCTTTCAACGCATCGCCCATTTCTATAAACTTATTTTTGATTTCGATAATTGCAACGCGGACACTCGGCGCCATAATTAAGAATAAACCAAGCCGTTTTTGCCAATCATCAAAGACGTTACTAAGCTGCGCCACGGCCCCGGCATAAGTATAAATATCTTTAGCGGCTTTCCCTCCATGCTGTTTGTTGATAGCTTTTAATAATGCTGCAAACTTTGCAGACTCTGGAATATTTTTAGCGATACTTGTCCCGTACCTCGACATTGCGCCAATGTATCCACCAAAGGCTTTAGCCGTTATTGCGACAGCAGATTTTAGATCCATTTTCATTGCAACGGCAAAATCAATGGTAGCTTGTGTTGCGGCTTTAAGGTTGTTGGCGGCACCTTTTCCACCCATGGCCAAAAGCATATCCATGGCTTCCATTACGTCTTCTTCGCCGAAACGTGAGGTTTTCTGCATTTCAGCGGCGAATTTCTGAAACTCTTTGGAAGATGATTTACTAAACTTCCCAACCTTTTTTAAAGAAATATTCAAACGCGCAATGGCGTCTTCAAACCGTTGCGCTTTCTGCGTGGCTTCTTTTGTGAATTGAATTAATGGCCGTAGGGCAAATACCCAGACTAAAATAAGGTTACGGATCCGACCGATTTGGCCAGCAAGTTTACCGACTTCAAACCCGAAGGTCCGGGCATGTCGGCCAGCTTTCGTCATGGATTTACCCATTTTATCAAAATCAAGGGCCATACCTTTCCCTTGTTTTTTGATCTCGACACCGGCTTTTTTTATAGCAGCAATTTGCTCTTTCGTCGCTTTGACGAATTTACCAGTCGCCGCATCCTTAAAAGAAAGGTATGTCACAAACTTATTTATGGTTTCATTTCCCATGACGTTTCTGCGCCTCAATTTTAGCTATTTCATCTTCAACAATTTCAAATGCTTCAATCAACTTTGCTGGCTGTTGCCCGGCATTTCCTGGAAACAACAATGCGTTGTTTTTATATTGCTGGTACCATCTAACATACATTACTGATAATGGCGTGACTGATTTTGCCGGACACTCTTTAAGTATTTCTCCATCAAGCTCAAATATATGCCCTTGTTTCATGGGGCATTTCATTGATTTTGGCAATCGTGGGTTACATTCGTGGCATTGAATCTTATTTTGTCTTACCCAGACTGCCCGTCGGAGTTTTTTTCTTCCTCCTCCGACATACCTGATAATTCCCAAATTTTACTTGACAACCAACGCAAAGCTTGCATCGGAATAGATTTGATGACGTCGTCTACTACAAAGTTTTGAGTAACTCCAAAAACCGTTTTATTCTCGGTTTTATACTCAACAGGTTTACCGTCACGATGATTAAACTTCTCAAACCCTTTCAGCCCAAGTTTAACGATAATAATATCTTGCTCAAGGTTAGATATTTTTGAATGGATATTGACTTTAACGTTTTCTGGGTTAGGCTTCTCGCCTTCTTTCACTTTGTCGTCGATGCTAACTTCTTGAACTACAATCTCCGCCATAAGTTGCGCTACGGTAACAGAGTCTAAACCCGTAATTTTCCATATTGTAGGATTGTTTTTATCCCACGGTAACGTTTCATTAATAATTTGACCAAATGCGACAGCGTTAATCATTTTTTTCCTCCCCGATCTCAAAGCGGCGTAAGACCGATAGAGTCAGACCAATCAGAAGTGCTTTCTCCTGAAGACTGCAAAGCACTTGATGTTCCGAATTTACCGAATCTTAACTTCGCCTTTTTGAGACCTGCCTTTTTTATTTTGTTATTAATCCACCTGAAAGTATCAGATCGAAGCCGGCGTGCCGTTCGATCACTTATGCCAATAAACATCCGGCGTACACGTGTTTTTCCTGCCCCTTCCTGCTGATGAATTATACCCAGCAAATCGCGTGGCGGGGATCCTTCAGACTTAACCCCTGCGGCCCATACTCCTTTACCGATTTTCCAGGAACTTATAGCCCGGAACATCTGCCCGGTATTCCACAACGGGCGCGTGGCCATCTGCGGACTACTGGCCGTTTTTTTCTTACGTCGAATCGTTGATGGCGCCAACGCAGTCATCCGCCCTCCACGAAGGTCCTGACTATTCCGGATCCGTTTCTTTCCTTCATCAGCAACCTTTTTTGCCAATGATTTCAGTAAAGCATCCGGTTTATCAAGACCTTCGAGTTTAGGAACATACTCCGCAGTTATTCCGAACTCAAATTCACTTGGCATATTACGTAGTCGTGGTTGTGGTCGACGTCGAAGTTGTGGTTGTCGTAGTTGTGGTCGTACCAGCAAAGGTTATTGTTAACTCATCGTTCCCGGCCGTAGAGTTTTTATTGGCCTCCATTGTCGCGCTGTATGTACGAATACCTTCACGGTCATTCTGACTCAGCCCGGTGAACGCAGTTTTTGGCAACGCAATTGTGCAAATCGAATCATCGCTTGATTGAAGAATAATACTGATTGCAGCTTCAGTGCTTACCTTCAATCTATTAAAGAAATTAAAATCAGCAACGAGTTGCTGTTCCGGGTCCAAAGTTACGATCGGATCCCGGCCAACAATCATCGCATGCAGAATGCCGGTTTCGTCTTGCGGTTTTGGCCGATAAATGATTTCGTTTTGCATATTAATTTCCATATTCTGAATAAGCATCGGCGAACTATGAACCGTGAACGTCGCGTTCTGGAAGATAAACGGTTTTTCATCTTCCGGTTCAGGGCTCGGCATAGACTCATCTTCATGTGTTGAATATTTACCCATAAACGTATACTCAACCATCACGGATTCACCAACAACAAAAATGAACCTTGCGTTGCCCATGGCACCCGCCAAGACTTTCTTCATTCCGTCTTCCCAAACAGCAATGGTGATTGTTTCCATAAGCGCTAATGTGGAAATCGGCGCATAAGCCGAAGACGTGCTGCCGCTCAATGATTCATCAAGCCCACTAGCCTGCAAGTACGGACCGTTAGACGGAGACTCCCCTATACTTGCAATCGGCGGTGCCATAAGTTCAGCCCGGAACGTCAATTCAGCAAGATGCTGCCCCGTAAGCGACGCATGGCGTGATAATGATGCCGTAAACGGATTACGCTTAAACTTTGCCGGATTGAATTCAAATGCTGGCTCATACGCTAAAATTTTAGCTTGTCCGGCGCCAACAGTTATCGCCGTGCCTTTTGTTGATTCCAAACGGCCACCAACGTGTATTCTTCTTGTGATCATACCTCCAGCCATTTTACCCTCCTTTTATCAAAAGACGTTTCTGTCTCTTATGGTTAACCTTATTTCATATTTATGGCAAAGAATGTTTCCAAACATCCCCAAAACAATATCAGCCTCAATGGGATATTGCACAACTTCAGCGGTGTTGTTTAACTGGTCGTTCCCGCGGAATACTGCAATTATAGAAACAACGAGGTCTTCCACGGTTTTTGCCGTTTCATCCTCGTCTTTAAGCCCGTAAGCGCCTTCAATAACAAAATTAAAAGCATTCCGGGCGGTGCTATTGCTTCCATGAACAATTTCGCTCAAACTGTTCAAGGAAAATTGGATAAAATTTATTTTGTCACTATCCTCAAAAGCATCTTTATAGGTAGACCACTCTTTACTATACCGCTTGTAATCATGGACTTGGCCAATACCACTGACGCCCTCAAGAACAGTTTTTAGCGCTGTTCTGATGTTGGTGAGGGACACGTTATCGCCGCCTTTTTGTGTGCCGGGAGAAAACTACAATCGCTGGCGCCGGCATTATTTTGTAATACGATCAATTTGTTTTTCGTTGGTTTTGATTTTTTGCTCAATGCACGAAAGTCTCCGTTCATAGCCGACCTCAAGATCTTGATGATGAAATAAATGATTTGTAAAATGCGCATCAAGTTTTGCAACATCTGTCTTTATGTCGGTTAAAATGAAAAGAGCAATCGTAATCAGTACTGGCGTAATAAGTCTAAACATTTGCGTAAAGTCCTCAACGAATCGTCGAAAGTTTTCATGCATCAGGGTTATTACCTATTCTCGCTTGGATGGGTTAAGTAATCTGATTTCCAACTAAACGTCAGATCCATGTCAGCGAATGCAATTGCCCCGGCTTTTTCTTCACCGGCCCCGCCTTTGACATGGCTCTTGTACTGCCCATAATAAAGCTCGGCTAAATCCCTGTAATCAGCCGATTTTGCTGAATAATTCACAACATCCGCATCGACACTCGGTTCACTTGTTTGTGCGTATTTTGCTGATAAAGCCGAGCAACAAAAAGCCGTAGCCAACGCAGCCACAGCTTCAATGTCATTCTCGGGTACAGTGCATTCAGACTCAGAAACAACATGAGGAAGAAGATAGACATATCGGAAAGTGTACCCGGATGCCGGTTTAAACGTTAGGAACCTTAAAACATTGCCACTTGCTTTTTTATAAATAATCCAATCATTGCCATCAACATACTGAGGTGTTTGTATATCTGAGCGAATTGGATATTCAATTCTGCTGATTATCTGAGAAAACTTATCTACCCATCCATCAGGAAAATCAAAGTCGTAGGTTGAACCATCCGCGTCGGAATTTTCGTGGACTTGTTCTTGCGGTTTATCATTTGAATAAACACGAACAGCACGTTTTAATGATAATTCAATCTCGTTTGGTTTAAGGATTTCTGAATCGTCTTGAAGATTAAAATTAATCCGACTTCGGATATCTTCAATGGAGGGGGATTGGAGAGTCGTAGATGTCGACGTCGTGGAAGTGGTCGACGTAGTCGTGGTCGAGGTGCTCGTAGTAGACGTCGACATTCACGCCTCCTTTTAAGTCAAATAAAGGTATAGCCGCGCTCCAGCGCTTATGCTAACGACTTGAAGATCATGCGCAGGCACTGGGCGTACTAAAGCCGGTCCATTAACATTGTTCCCGGATACGGAAAGATCGCCCGCTTTTGCTTGCCAAAACTCTTGATTTGTGCTTTTTTGTCTTATGAACACGGAATCAACGTCATTGGCAGCAAAAAAACAAAAACCGGAAATCATATACGTTTTATGCTTATACGACGCTGGAATGATATCGCCGGTCTTCGTTATTACGAGAGGGTTCCCGATGGTCTGGATTCCGGTCGTAGTAGTCGAACTCGAAGTTGTTGACGTTGTCGAAGTCGTCGAGGTCGTTGAGGTTGAAGTCGAGGTTGTAGACATTAATTATTCCCCCACGTAAAGGGTTAAGTTGTCGTCGTTGTCGAGGTCGTCGAAGTTGTCGAGGTCGTCGAAGTTGTTGACGTTGTCGAAGTCGTTGAAGTCGTCGTTGTAGATGTCGATTCAGTTCCTGCTGGATCCACTCCAACAACCTGCCAATATGTTCCGTCGCATTTAAAAATAGCCGCCTGCAACGGCGCAAATGAAACAGTGTCGTAACTCGCACCGCCACCATTAAACCCGGCCGCAACATAAACATCATTGGTTGACGATGTCGCATGAATGCTAGCGATGATTATTTCAACGCCTTTATACACCGTAGACGCCACAGGTAAGGTTAAGGTAACGTTTTCCCCAGTGATGCGGAAAACTTTATAATTCATTAATTCGGTTTCAGTTAAAGCTACTGATGTAGCTTTATCGACGGAAAGCTCATGATCCCGCAGCCCGTGAGGGAAACGTGTATTTCTCGATAACATTTTATTCCTCCCGGTTTATTTTTTACGAAGCCGCAGGTGATCCACCAACGCAGAACCAATACGTTCCATCACAGTAAAGCAAGATGGACCCCAAAGCAGGAAGGTTGATCGTGTCGTAATCCGTGCTTCCGCCATTAAACCCTGCCGCAACATAAACTTCGTTTGTTGCAGATGACGCATGAATACTCGCAACAATAAGACCAACGCCTTTATACGTTGACGACGCTGCGGGAATCGTTATTTTTTTCCCGGTCCCACTTTGCGTGATCGCGCCATACTTCATCAATTCGGTTTCGGTCAACGTAGCATCATCAGATTTCGCAACACTCGATCGAGTATCCCGCACCCCATGAGGCATCCGTGTTTGTTTCGCTAAAATGACCATTATTTCCTCCCGTGGAAAAAAGGCAGGAAGGGTTTGACCCCGCCCTGCCTTTGGATTTTATGGCTTTGGTTAAACGATGCCAGCGGCATAGGCGCGGTAATCAGGCACACATCCGCCATACTCGTGACGGACTTTATACCGAATCGTATCCGCAGTGAACACGTTGCCAACCGTGGGCTGATCCTGAACCAATATTTCAGGAATTTCTTTACCATTTAAAAAGCCAATCTCGATAGGATCGACTTCATCAGTGAAGCTGAGGTAATAGTTGTTTTCGTCACCTCGCAGGTACGGGCTAACCCGAAGACTAGCAGCACCTTTCAGCACGTTCACGGCATTTTCACCGCTTTCCGGATGAAGCGTTGACAATAACAACTGTTCCGCTAATCCTTTCAAGGTTCTTGGTATCCACAACTTCGGCTTGGATAACCCGAGGAACCGTGAACTCTTTGTAACAACGGGGTAATTATCGCCACTCTTATCATGCGCAGCAGCCGTTGTCCCGAACAGCCCGCGGGTAACGGTTAAAACATCCGTAGCAACAACGTCAACCCGGATAAGCTCGCCATCGATTTTAATAACATCACCGGCTTTGATGTACGTTCCCGTTCCGCCAGTAACATTAATCGTGGTTGCATCCGAGGTCAATGTGTTATCGGCCGTTGCAGTTTTGTCCCCATCCTCTATTGTATAATAGCAATAGTTTAATAACGTCTGCAAGGAATCATACCCTAAAGCAGTCGTTGAATAATTTTGATGGTAGATGTCAAACAGGTTGATGCCAGCGGCTACTGCATATTCATCTGCCCAATTAGCACCAGTATTAATCCCACTGGCGGAAGTAAAATCCATCATCAGATCAAATGCGAACTGATTCAAGGTTTCTTCAGCGGAACGAGCCAACTTTTGCGGGACTTTTTTCAACTGACGAAGATCGTCGTTGATGATTGACCGGCGGGTGATCGTTAACATACCACCTTTGGTCGCGATCCCATAAGCTTGCTCGGTATCCACCGGGTATCCCAATTCGGGATAAGACGGCGATGCCGTATCCGTTGGGGTTCCCTGCGTAGTTCTTGCAGCAATAACCGTTGGCAAAACACCAAACCCGCCCCAACGAATGAGTTCCTGCATTTTGAAGTCTTTGACAGAAACTTTTTGCGCAATTTCCTTCCACATATGCGGAAGACCCTTATATTCCTTCAACATGCGCCGGTTGATGGTATACCCGAGCATGTACGAAAAACTGGAAGATGTCACGGCTTCTTTCAACTTCGATCTTGGAAGTAAACCTGTGACTTCAGTATCACCGGTAATAGCCACATAAGCTTCCCGGATACTTTCAAACGGCTCAACACCTTCATAATCCACTTTTTCTTTTTCATCAGGTTCGTGGTCAAACGTCAAATCCAAGGATGCCTGCAACCGGTCACTACCGGTCCGGCCAACACGGATCTCTGCCGTCTGCCCATCACCGAGATCGATAATGTCGCCACTCTTAGATAACGCAGCCAAAACATCCTTCTCAGAACGAATTGATTCTTTGATGGATGTTTCATTGATAATCTGGCCCTCAAAACCTTTACGAAGTTTTTCCCGTACGGGATTCGGAAGGTTAGAAGCGTCAAGCTGTGCACTAAGAACAGCACGACTTTCAGCGATTTTTTGGGTCTTGATGATGTCATCAACTTTGGTCTCCAGATCCTTATTTTTCTTTTCAGCTTCCTTGGTCCGCTTTTCAGCTTCCTGAACGCGCTTCTCAGCTTCAGGATCCTTATTATCTTCTTTTTTCTTTTCAGGCGTGGATTCTTTCACCCACTTTTGTAACAACGCGGTAGCCAAAGGAAAACTCTTGTTTTTAACCAACGTGGAAACTTGCTCCAACATTTTTTTACCTTTAGCGGCAAGCGCAAGTTTGGACTCTTTGGCTGAAAATTCGTCAATAGCCTTGGTCGCAGCTTCAATTGCGACATCGAGTTCAGCTGCCTCTTTTTCTTTGGCTGCATCAGCCACGTCTTCGGCTTTTTTCTTATCTTCTTCAGCCACCGTTTTTTCCTCTTCAGCTTTTTGATGAAGATCATCAGCTTCTTTCATCAATTTACCCATGATCTCAGAAACCTGATCTTCAGTAATATTTTTAACGTCAACGCCCCCAAGAAGCTCCGGTCTTGATTCCTGGATGATTTTGATTAATTTTTCAAACATATCAGTTGACCTCCTCTCAGCTTCGTTATAGCTGGAAAGTAATTTTAGAAATCCGCCACCCGCTGCCGGGTGTGTTACCAAATCAACACTAAAAACGTTCTCGATACTATTAACAAGCTGAACTGGCCGGCCACTTAAGAGTTGTAAACTCTGTTCCCCATCAGCATTTATGGATAAACCTAAGACTTTTTTAACACCTTTGTCCCAGGCTGAAGTAAGGAGATCTTTAAGCCACGTAGAACCTTTAGAAATATTCAAGGTCCCGGTCAGGCCAGAAACTGATTCACCATCGCGGTTAACAGATTCATACTTGATGTCAGTAAGAAAACCCGCGGTATTCTTAGGGAACCCCTCGGGCCTCATTTCTTCTATTTTATCAGGGAGATGATCGAAGTGTTTACTCTTGAACTCATAAAACATAACCTTCGCATTTTCAAAAAGATTGGAAGCGGCCTGAAGAACTTTTCCAGGATAATATTTCCCGTTCTTAGAAAGGCCCTCCTCAATAATCATGACTCGCCATTGATCACCATTGATTGACTCAAGTAATCTTAGCGCTTGAATTTGGAAAAACTTTTTTCTCATAAAAAATCCCTTCTATACTAAGTATAAGCATGCCATAGCAATAAAGTCAACCAAAATATAACTTTTTTTATTCTTCTTCTGTTTTTTCGTCTTTTTCTTCATCCTTTTTCTTTTTCTTATCATCTTCAATAACTTCATCAGAGCCGTCAGCCGAGGGCGCTTTTTTGTAGTTTTTCTGTTCCCGGCTTATTTGCTCGAGTTCTTGAATGTCCACACCAAGATCCGTCATAAACGTATGGAACGACCGTTTGGCCGTATCCGGGCGAATCCACTCATTATCGACTGCCGTTTTCATAGCGCTGGAAAATTTATCCAAAGAATTAGCCATTGACTGTGCATCCCTTGAAATAATCGGAGATGGGAAAACAGCAAATGCGCAATCAGTGTTCTTGTCCAACATCCCGTGTATAATCTTTTGATCAAGCACAAACCTGAAAATACGCATAATAATATTCTTAAAGTACCGTTGCCGCGAACGAAGATGCTTCAATGTCGGTGCGGACATCGCTACAGCCGTAGCCCTTGTCGTGTTTTCGCCTTCACCAAACCAGTGCCCCGGGAACCCCGCGCCACCAAGAATCTGATTGCGGAACATTTTAGCCTCGTTTGAGGCATCGTCTGATTCAAGCTTTGAAGAAATGATGTTCCATTTTATCTTTTCATTATGAATACGCATTGATCCGGGTTTAGGCGCACGAAGATTTTTTGCGAATTCTTCAATCTCTTTTTTGCCCATGCCTTCACACAACACATCCCAAACAAATGTGTTAAGGTAAAATGCTCGTTCAAGCCTGGCAAAAAGAAATTGGTTGAATCCATCAATCCAATCGGCTAAACATAAAAGATCCGATCGCCCACGGCTTGACCAGGCAACCTTGTTGACTGCGAAATAAAAACATTCACCCATCAGCCGGCCATGCGTTGAAGATCGTTTCGCGTTGTCTGCCCGGACAACTTTGAGTTTATATTTTTTTCGCCGTTTTTCCCATTCAACATATTCCGCTTCTTCTGGGTTGTCTTTATCCTGCTTGATTTTAGTGATCACTCCGGGATCAAGGTACCCCAACTTGACATCGCCGTTATATTTATTCACAAAAACGGGGTAACATTGTTCACCCCAGAGCCCTAACTCTAAGGCCTTATCTCCTTGTTTCATTTCCCAATTATTATCAGGATCATTCCAAAAATTCATGAGGATATCTTGCACTTTTGGATCCTTGGCCATAAATTTAAACCCATCGCCAACAACAAAAGATCGCATGATCTCAAGAATCCGGTGCGCTAACGGATCTGAATCGTAAAGGTAAAAAGCGATCTCCTGCATCCGCGATTGGACCAGCACGTTCAGGTCCCGGTTAACGGTCTCCGTTAAACTCCGCCACCCCACATCTTCAGATCGTGGGTTTCCTACACTTGGCGTAGCTTCAATCAAGAACGCTTGTTTGACTTCCCCTTTA